CGCTTACGCGGCGCGTTCATGAAGATACGCACCTTTCGCATGTTAAGTGTACCAGGGGGGAGGGGCTTTGGTGATGTGATACCTAAGTCCCCGGCCTCGACGAACTTGTCGAATCGAAGTGGCGGAGGTGTGTGGATGATCACATTCCGTTGCGCTGGCGTCTCAGGTGTCGGCTGAGGATTTGGGAGTAAGGGGGGCGCCGTCGCACCGAAGAAATCTCGGGCGTAAAAGGGTTCCTCCTCCTCCACAGACTCGAAGCATGATCTGTCTCCATTAACTTCGGGGGTGGCAACGTCTCGGTTTCCCGGTGTATCGTTGTTGCCATACTTCCCCTCAGCATCCGGAACTCTGTAGCTCGGCCTGTCTTCCTGCGCAGGAATGTGGAGGTGCACGTAGTGGTAGTGGGTGCTCCTCTTACACTTCTTGTCAAAGCAGGGTTCGAATTTTGGGGGCGCAGTGGGAGGCGCCCCTAGCTTTCCAGCTGAAGCCAATCGGCGAATGGCGCCGATGGCACGCACCTTGTGTGCGTGAGATTTTTGGCACAGCGCGAGCGTGCACAAAACGGGTAGACGAGTTTCCTCGCTCGGTGGCCCCGTGTAACCAGCCTCCGCTGAACGTTCAGCAGTATTTTTCATGTTTTGGTTAGCCGGGCCTGCTAACGGTTGGGTGTTTACACCCATTCGAAGTAGTTGTGTTCGACTAGGACTTTACAAACCAGAGTGGCCCGGATGCTTTGGAAGGTTTTAGGGAATCCCTTAATGTTCAGTGGTGCGCTACAATGCGCCCACCTGTTTCCCGCCACCTACACGTAGCTGATTTTCTGGTGTGTGTCAGTCCCTACACGTCGCACGCCCACGAGCGTGTGATTCTCTCTTCCTGAAAAAGAGGTTCGGGGAGGGGGTCCCCTAGCTTGCCAGGCTTTCGTATGCTGCTTACAGGCGATCAAATACCACGAGCTCGCCACTGTGATCAAATCAGTGGCGTGATGGGGCGCACTAGAGGCTCAGGTCCAGGGCTCAATATGAGCCTAAATTGCCAAAACTGCGCCCAGATCGGGGCGACATTACGCCAGTGACGTCCAACATCTTGATGAGTGGACCTAGTGCGCCCCCGTTGGCGCCACCACCGCCTCCGATGGCTCCAGCCAATTTGTTCACGGAGGTGTAGGCAGCGCCCACTGCGGTGATAGCACCCGATACTTTCTTGGCGCCTTTGATGGCGC